CGTTTCACCTCATCCGTCCACGCTCACAAAACTTTTTCAAATAGTTAACAAAATGATCTCCCTTGCAACATATGCTACACTCGCATATCTTCTCATGTTCCAAATCAAACAACGAAGACAACGCTTAAAAGACCGCAAACTCGTAAACCGAATTCGCAACATCTTCTTTGAATAAAACTCAGAGAACAACATGGTCCTAATATCCGCCCTTTCGTTTACTCTAAATCTCTTTTATCCTACATGGATATCTCAATCGCCACTCGTCTCGAACCACACTTTGAAGACAAAATCAATGGCATTAAAGAGCACAGACAAATGCTCGATCAACCTACAGGCCTCTATGATCACATAGAACTATCCGAGGTTCCCGCCCTCCGAATTCCGAAACCTGGACTTACAATCCTACCTTTTCGCTATTACTCCAAATCTCCTGGACTCGGCTACATCGAACAAATAGAACACACTCTCGCAAATGATCCTCTCACAGCAGAAGAACCCCTCGACCGAAAACCCGAAACTTATACCGTCGATCTCGACCTCTCAGGCTTTCCTCCACATCCGGAAATCTACAAGATTATCCACGAATGGTTCCCTCTCTATGAAACGTACCTTGGCAAATACTGTCGCCCCTTCTCCTTTGGACCACAAGCCTTCTACGATTTTAATCGTACTACCGCTTCCCATCCACCTCCTTCCCAGGAACGAGAAAATGACATACTTACACTCATGAAACACATCATGAATATCAAGCCCTACCGTCCTCTACATTTTGCTGATACTCTCGCTTCACATGTTCCTTTGAACACTTCCGCGTCTTATCAATCAAAATACTCCCCAGAAGAACTGGTTCTTGCCAAAATATCCTCTCCAAGTCTTTACGCTAAACGCCCTACTTCCAAAGGACACTTTATCAACAATGTCGCAACCCGCGCCAGACAAGTCGTCCATAACATCAAGAACTACGGCACTCCCGCAGGTGATTCCCTCCCTGACGCTTTGCAAAATGACTCCCCTGAACAAGCACGTCTCGAAAATTTCTTTCTCTCCGAACCCACAGAATTGTTCATCCGAACACAAATCTCTCTTCGTGATATAAAGGAACCAAAGAAAATCCGTCCCGTTTACGCGGTCACCTTTCTCTTTATTCTTATCGAAATAATGCTCACTTACTGCTTAATCATACAACTTCGCAATCCCGAATGCGCCGTTTTACATGGTTTAGAAACTTTCCGCGGTGGAATGTCCATCATCAATATGGTCTCACACCACTTCACATCCTTCGTGTCGCTCGACTGGTCACAGTTCGATCAACGTTTACCTCTATACGTCGTAATCTGTTACTTCACAAAATGGATTCCTCTCTTTCTCGTAGTAAATAAAGGATACGTACCCACACACACATACCCCGATACCACAGCGAATCACGTCACTCCTATGGCTATAAAGTTATTCAACCTTTTACAATTCCTCCTACTATGGTACATCAATATGGTTTTCATCTCATTTGATGGCTATGCATATGTCCGCCTTAATGGTGGAGTCCCCTCTGGATTATATAATACCCAGTCTCTCGACTCATTTGGCAATGCTTACATCATCTTTGACTGTCTACTAGAATTTGGTTTCACTATACCTGAATGTAAAGAGATGATTTTTTTCATCCTTGGTGATGATAACATTTTTTTCGCACGTCAACACTTCACTCGCATCTGCGATTTCATGATATTCTTAAATGAATACGCGACGACCAGACATGGAATGGTTCTCTCCATCCTTAAATCTGTTTCGACTAATCTCAGAACTAAAATCGAAGTCCTTGGCTACTCAAACAATCATGGTATTCCCTCCCGTCCAATTGGAAAACTCGTTGCACAACTTGCTTTTCCTGAACGTCCCGTTAAACAAGACTGGATGCACGCAGCTCGCGCCCTTGGCCTAGCTTATGCTTCTTGTGGTCAATCCGCCACATTCCATCAACTTTGTTACATGGTGTATCTTAAATTCCGTCCAACTCACGCTGTTCGCACTGAACAAGTGAAAAGAATTTTCAAGTACACTGTCAACGAAATGTTCGAAATTGACGACTGTCTAGAATGGTTTCTCTTTCCCGACTTTCCTTCGCTCTATCAAGTGAGGCAACTCGTGACTCACTATCACGGTTTCTTTTCTGACGAAGATAAATGGAATAGAAATATATTCAACGACAAACCAACTCTGAATGACTCAGATTGCTATACTCTCGCCGACTGGCTGAAAGACAATCCTAGTTACTCTTTCGTTACGGACAATATTATGCACGGTTCCTATTCATCCGCTTAAGACCTTAGC